AAAAATCGCCGTTTTTTTGACAGTTGCTTTCCATTCTGGCATTGCTTTACAATGCAAAATGCCCATTTTTCAAGGCTTCGCGGATTTTTGGGGGTAAAATAACAGTTTCTGGCTTTCAAACTCGAGCATGACCTGCTCTACTAATTCCCCCAATTTGCTACCTGCCTTTAGCCCAGCTCGCTTGAGGTTCTTATAAAACTCCCGGATAATTTGCCGCTCCTGGCTTTCACTTTCCTGCCAGTAAGGGTAATTCATAAAAGCTTTATCCATCTTGAGGGCCACCTCTTCAGCACCTTTCAGCCCCTGCCGCTTCAAATACCAGTAGACTGCATAGGTTGCCGGATTCATAACCTTCTCAACCCGCTCGCGCTCTGAGGCAAGGTACTCTTCTACCAGTTCCCGCAAACGGCGCAGGGCTTCCTGGGTGCCAAGCTGCCGTGCCTGGTAAGCTTCGGCGATTCTTTCAGCCATTTCACCGATGGACAAAAGATAGGGCGCTTCACGTCGTTTGGTGGCAATGGTATTTTCCAGGCTTTTCAGGAGATTAAATACCTCGACCGTGTATGTAGCCCTCGTCTCGGCTATTTTTTTTAGTCCTTCTTCATTTATCTGGTAGATATCTACCGCATCCTGGATGGCTCCCGGGATGGTATGTTCCTGGACCAGGCGGGCCGTTTTGCGCATCAGTTCATGGTCCAGGTTGACCCCCGGCTCAATGGAGCGCAGGAGCCGGTAGAGCCGGGCCAGCTGGTCGTAGTCATCCAGATACTCCCTTAAAAAGGGGTCCGGAGAGATGATTTCAAAGAGATTGGACAGCTCTTTGAAAAAGAGGTAGTATTCCTGGCGCGCCCGGGGTTCCCGGAAGTGTTCGAGGGCTTTTTCCACCGCCTTATCCTGTTTATACCCGGCGATGATGACCAGGTATTTGCTCCTGCCTTCGGCCATTAACTCCTGAAAACGGTTTTTGAGGATATCCAGGTCGACTATGGTGCCCTCGACGTCTTTAGAATCAAAGGCCAGGGCCTTTTCCAGGTTTTCAAAGATGCCGACAAAATCGAGGACAAAGCCGGCCGGCTTCTGGTGGCCGGTTTCGTCCTCATAGGGGCGGTTCACCCGGGCAATGGCCTGCAAAAGGACATGGTCGCGCATGGGTTTATCCAGGTACATGCAGTACAGCACTGGTGCGTCGTAGCCGGTCAGGAGCTTTTCGGTGACAATAAGGATTTTGGGCAATTCGTCGGGTTTGCGGAAGGCCTTGCGCAACTGCTTTTCTTCTTTTTCGGGGAGATAATAGCGGGCCAGTTCCGGCGGATCATTGTGGGCCCGGCTGATTACCACTGCCGAATACTCGGGCGGTAGATATTTATCCAGGGCTTCTTTATACAGAGCGCAGGCCTCGCGGTCTACTGCCACCAGGAAGGCTTTATAACCCATCGGTTCGATATAATCCCGGTAATGGCGGGCAACATAGGCAGCGATGGCCTCCACCCGCTCCCGGTTTTTGAGCATATTCCTTAAGGTAACGGCCTTCTCTAATACTTTGTTCAGTTCTTCGATGTCGCTGACCCCTTCAGCCGCCGCTAGGCTGAGAAATTCTTCCTCCAGGGTCTCGCGGTCCACCCGCAGTTCGTTGGGGGCCAGGGAGTAATGGAGGGGCACGGTGGTGCCGTCTTCAATGGATTCGGCGATGCTGTATTTATCCAGGTAACCGTGGGGCCGGTCGTCGCAGCCAAAGACTTTAAAGGTGCCTTTGCCGTGGGCGGTGCGGTCAATGGGGGTGCCGGTAAAGCCGATATAGGTGGCATTGGGCAGGGCACCCATGAGGTAGTTGCCGAGATTCCCGCCGGTGGTGCGGTGGGCTTCGTCTACCAGGACGAAGATGTTGTCCCGGCAGTTGAGATTGGCCGGGATGTCGTCAAATTTGTGGATCATGCTGACGATGAGGCCGCGGCGGTCGGAGGCTAAAAGCTCCTGCAGGTGGCGCTTGCTCTGGGCCACTTCAACCGCTCTTAAGCCGCAGGCGGATAGGTTAGCAAAAAGCTGCTGCTCCAGCTCATTGCGGTCCACCAGCATGAGGACCGTGGGGTTATTGAAACGGGGGTCTTCGATGAGCTTTTTGGCGATGGTGATCATGGTGTAGGTTTTACCCGACCCCTGGGTGTGCCAGACTAAACCCCGCTTTTTGGTGGGGTCCAGGGCGCGGTGCAGCACCCGGCCGATGGCCCGCATCTGGTGCGGCCTTAAGATTACCTTGCTTAATTCGTCGTCCCGGCGGGTAAACATGATGAAGTCCGTTAAAACCCGCAGCACCCGCTGGGGATGGATGAAGCCCTTGACCAGGGTCTCATAATCCTGACCGGTACTTTCATCCCGCCAGTTGAAGAGGTTTTTGCGGCTTAAACTCCAGGTGGCGCCGTAATAGAAGCGGACCAGGTGGGTTAAGCAATAAACCTGCTCCAGGGCCATAAGCTCCGGCGCCTCCCGGTGATAGCGGCGCATCTGGTCCAGGGCTTTGGCGATGCCTTCGATCTCACTGGTGGACTTCGTTTCTACCACCAGCACCGGGACGCCGTTGATCAAAAAGACGATATCGGCGCGGATGGTATAGGTGCCGTTGGTAAAGGTAAATTCATCGGTAACCTGAAAGAGATTATTCCGCCAGTTGTCCAGGTCCAGCAGGCGGATGTTGCGCTCGCGTTTTTCCGTTTCCACGTAAACCGTCCGCAAACCTTTAAGATACTCCCAGGCCTGGAGGTTCCCCTCAATATTTGGCGGTACCCGCTCCAGCCGCTTTAATACCTCTTCGGCCCGCAGGTGGTCCACAACACCCGGGTTTAATTTCTGGAGCTGGCTGATGAAAACCTGGCGGTCGATTAATCCCCCCACTCCACCCCGCCTGAGCTCTAAATCCTGGGGTGGTATGTACTGCCAGCTCGCTTCGGTGGCATAGCGGATGAAGGGGTTTTGCACAGCGGAGCGTTCACCGCCCAGGGGCATCTTCGTTCACCTCCAGGTCTTTAACGCGCACCCTCCCGGTCATGAGCAGGTGGAGCATGGTTTGGAAGAGGGTCTGCAGGGCGGATTTGCGTTGTTGTTCGGCTTCAATTTTGTTGTCGACGGTAGTAAGTATATGGGCGATTTGGTGTTGTTCGGGGAGGGGGGGAAGAGGAATAACAAATCCCTTTAATTTAGTAGCACTAATATTTGATTGACTCACACCTCGACTCGCAAGCAGTTTTAACCTGCGCTGTGTTTCGTCCCAATTAAAATAATAATTTAAAAACCAAGGTGTTAAGCGCATTTTATTGGTAATGATTCTTATTAAATATGAGGCAAAGACAAAATCCCCTTCTAATGCAAATAGAGATGTTTTGCCTACTAACTCAAAACTGTTTGTTCTATTAAAGAGTATATCGCCTTTATTTAAACGAAATCGTTCAAGTTGCTCTAATTCCAAGTTTACATATTGCAAATCAGAAGTATTTATCGAGCCTTCTATTAGGTTATTCATTCTTAATATTGGATACTTACCGTTTGTACTTCCACGTAACGAAAGCCCATATTGAGTATTAATTATTGTTTCCCCCAGCCTCACCACTTCCCAATGCTCCGGGACCATTCCGATTTCCGTTTCCTTCAAGGGGACGCGGTCAATCTGGTCCACAGGCACCGGGCCGTAGGTAAAGAGGTGGCGCATGAGCGACTTTTTAAGTTCCCTTAAAGCGCTGATAACCTTATCTTGAAGCTCGATGGCCCTCTGGATGGTTGAAAGCACATGGGCAATCCTGCGCTGCTCGGAGAGGGGGGGAAGGGGAATTAAATAATCTTTTAGTGTTTCAATCTGAAGATTGTATTTCCCATCAGCTGCTCTTTTACTACAAGCACCAAAGTCAATAATTCTGCCGTTACATAAGAAATAAAGAAAGTAACGGTTGACTTTTTCTAAAGGAGCCAGCTTGACTAAGAAAGATGCAAAAGTAGTTTTCTCAAAAGGTAACTCAGAAATCATTGCAGTTCTGCCAACGTTTTCAATACTACCGCTTGAACCCACGAGAAGAATATCATTGCTGCTTAATAGCTTAATTGCGCTAACTTTCTTTGCTATTCGGTAACGAACGTTATAGTCAACCTTTCCATTATTGATATTGGGAATGGCAATTACGGGTATTCCGTTTGAAGCCTCTTCGTTCTTTTTCCATGAGATGCCACGAATCAAAAGGGCAATCTCCCCCAGCCTCACCACTTCCCAATCCGCCGGCAGCACCCCGATTTCCGTCTCCTTATACCCCTCCATCATCTCATTTTTCTCCTTACCCATTCAGCCAACCTCCGAAACCCAACTTACTTAAGATATCATTTAGTTCCTTATCTACGGCCTGGCGTTCTTCTTCGATTTCGGCCAGCTCGACTAAAATTTCCTCCACGGGCCGGTATTCTTCTTTGCCATTTATGGATACATATCGGGACGGGCTGAGGTTGTAGTCGCTGCGGGCCGCTTCCTCTAGAGAAATTATTTTGCTCAAACCCTCTTCTTCCCGCCATTCCCGGTAAAGGCTGTAGACCTTTCTAATATGCCCGTCCTCCATATAGTTCTTGGGGCGGCCTTTGGTGAACAATTTGGAGGCGTTGATTAATAAAATCTCCCCTGGATGTTTTTTGGCTTTATTGATGACCATGATGATACCCGGGGCGGTCGTATTGTAGAACATGTTTTCCGGCAGTAAGATGACGCATTCTATCAGGTCTTTTTCCACAAAGACTTTGCGAATGTCCCGCTCGCGGTTGGAACCCTGGTTGCCGCTGCCCCGGGAGACGGAACCGGTGTCCAAGACGACGGCCATTTTGCCGTTTTCCTTCAGGGAAGCAAACATATGCTGGATCCAGCCCCAGTCGGCGCTTGATGCCGGTGGGACGCCGCCGAATTTAAAGCGGTCATAGGGATCTTCTTCGTACAGGGTTAGGGGGAATTTCTGGTTCCACATGGGATTGGCCGTTACTTTGTCGAAGGTTCGTAGCGACCCGTCGGGATTGGTAAAGGCCGGCCGGGCCATTGTGTCGCCCAGGCGGATATCGGCCTCCAGATCATGAATGAAGGCATTCATCTTGGCCATGGCGAAGGTGGTATAAAGGATTTCCTGGCCGTAAATTTTGACCGGTGCTATCCGGGGGTCGTCGCCATAAGCTTCCTTGAAGGCCAGAACGCTTTTGATCAATAGACCCCCGGAGCCGCAGGCCGGATCATAGATCTCATCACCCGGTTGGGGCTCCAAAAGATAGGCCATCAGCCAGGTTACTTCCCGCGGGGTATAGAATTCGCCGGCGCTCTGGCCCTGGCCTTCGGCGAATTTGCGCAGCAGATACTCGTAGGCGCGGCCGAGGATATCGGCCTCCACATCCTTCAACCCCAAACGATGGCGGGAGAGGACCTGAATCAGGTTATAGAGGCGATCATTATCAATAACCGGCTGGCCGGCCATATGGGCGTTAAAGTCGACATGCTCGAAAATACCCTGGAGTTTGGGGTTTTCCCGGGCCACTGCCCGCACGGCATCGGTGAGGTATTCGCCGATATTGGTCGTCTGCCGGGATATGGCTTCCCAGCGGGCCCGGGGCGGGATGTAAAAACGCACCAGGGAGTGGTCTTCCTCTACCTGCGCCAGGGCTTCTTCCGCCGTGTCAAAGATCTCTTCTGCAAGTCGAGCTATTTCGTCGGCAAATACGTCGGACAGGCGTTTTAAAAAGATCAGGGGCAGTATGTAGTCCTTATATTTAGGAGCATCAACGGCGCCACGGATGACGCAGGCCGCCTCCCACAGCCAGTTTTCTAAGGTGCTGAGATCCATGCTCGTGGTTTCCGTCATGATTCTTCCTCCGATTCAGGGTTAAGGCCTTATTTTTTAACTGTTCCAATTCGTTTCCATTCCAGATATTCCTGCTTTATAATCGCCGCTTACGCGGCCTTGACGCGGGACGGCCCGGAACAATAAAACTCACCCCAATATCTTCATCTTGAAAAGGAGAAGATGGGAGATTAGGGAAACTTCTAAAAAATAACGGCCCCCGGGTCTAATTCCCGGAAGCCTTGCTTTCCTGGAGCTGGTAGTCGGATTCGGACCGACGGCCTGCGCATTACGAGTGTCTTGGGATATAGGTTACCTGGGGTGGTATAGTGTTATAAAGCCAGGTATATCAAGGTTTTCCCGAAACGGTATTGCCTTTCCAGGTAGTAATTTTGCGCCTCAGGTAGCACATTTGGGCGGCAACTGGGCGGCAACTTATTTACACCAAAACCAAACCCCCGGGGTCATTTCCCCGGGGGCCACTCCTCCACTATTACTCCATGCCGCCTTAAAAACTCGATCCCCTCCCCCGTGTGCCCGTCCCGGCGCACCACCACCCGGGAAATAGCACACGACACAATGAGCTTGGCGCAGGTCAAGCAGGGGTCGGCGTTCACGTACAGGGTTCCGCCGGCCACGGCCAGGCCGCGCTTGGCACAAAGGCAGATGGCGTTTTGCTCGGCGTGGACGCAGGGCTTGTAATCTTCCCGGCCCGCCAGGTCTTTCAGGCACTGCCCGGTGTCAATGCAGTGTTCCGCCCCGCTGACCACCCCGTTGTATCCGTGGGAGAGGATGCGCCGGTCCACCACAATCACCGCCCCTACTTTTTTCCGCAGGCAGGTGGAGCGCCGGGCAATAACGTCAACCACGTCCATGTAGATTTCATCGAAGGTCGGTCTCACTTCTCTATCACCGCCGCGCTGGCGCTGAATGAAATATTCTCCAGGACCTTTCTAAGCCGCTCGATCTCCAATCTCATTTTCCGGTTTTCTTCTTGGAGCCAGGCCAATTGCCGTTCCAACTCGGCACAGTGCGGGCAGGGGTTATTTTCCGGCATCCTGCCCGCCTCCCTGCACTACCTTAGCCCGGGCGATGTCCACGGCAGCCTCTCCAAACACGTATCCAAGTACCAGAGCTACAATCTGCCAATAGGCATCCTCGGGAATACCCAGGCCGAAGCCCTCATTGGCGATGATTAAGACTGCGCCGGCCACGGCCACCCAAAACTTACGGGAACTAATTTTCTGCTTAAGCATTTATCTCATCTCCTTGGTGTTATTCAACAACCACGGTCTTTTGCTCTTGTACCCACCTAACTTTCTTTCCTAACGCCTGGGCCAAATCCCTGACCGGGGCGTAAGTCGTGCCGTTAATCAACACGCCTTCAATAGCCTTATTACCAGCCACAACCTTTACCGTATCTTTCGCAGGAGGATCCGCCGGCGCAGGTGTTTGTTCAAAACCGGGTCGAAGTTGCACCTCAAGGAAGTCTGCTATACCTTGGGCGATTGCCCGGGCGGCCTTCTCCTGGAAGTCCGGGCTTTCCAGAAGGGCCTCCTCGGTGGGGTTCGATATGAAAGCCAACTCAACCAGGCACGCCGGCATTTTTGTCTGCCGAAGCACAGCGAAATTGGCTGTTTTCACACCCCGGTCTGGCAACCCCAGGGCGGGTATGAGTTTGCCATGGATAACTTTGGCTAGCCTTTCCCCTTGTCCGCCCAGGGTAAAGCAAAACACCTCTGTACCTGCTGCCTCTCGGTTCGTAGCTGAATTACAATGAATTGACACAAAGCAGTCCGCTGCCCAAGTGTTGGCCATGGCAGCCCGGGCAGAAAGGTCAGCGCTTACTGTGCCCGCTAACGCCCTGTCATCCACCCGGGTCAACTTTACCTCGACCACCGGTTTGAGTAGGTCGGCAACCTCCTTGGCTATTGCCAGAGTGATTACCTTCTCCTGCACTCCAGTCGGCCCGATAGCCCCTGGATCAGGGCCGCCGTGTCCGGGGTCAAGCACAACCTTTTTCATGCTCCCACCTTACCTTTCAACTCTTTTACATCGTCTCGCACTTCCCCTACATCCCTAGCAAGCGCTTCATATTGTGTGGACAGCCTCTCCAGCGCCGATAAAAGCCGTTCTTCACGCTTGACATTCTCCCGCAGCACATAAAAAAGCAGCGCCACGAAGAGCACTGCCCACAGGCCCTGGCTAGCGGCTAGGCGGATGATCTCCTGTTCCAAACGCCCCACCTCCTGTAACATTCGGCGGCACGTATTTCACGTGAAATAATCCAGGGCACCCAACCGATCACCGGGAGCCCCAAGTCTTATTACGCATTTAAGTCCAAATATCTATCTAGCCAACAGTTTCTCCAGCATCTCCAATACCACGTCCAGCTTGGCGTCTATATCCTCCAGCGCCAACTTGCCCTTCGCCTTCTTGTCGGCGAGGACGGCGAGCTTGGCCTGGCGCTGCTTCTGTTCCTCCTGCTTTTCGTCTGCGAATACCACCTTGTTGCCCTGTACCTGCTTAGGACGCATTGATTACCACCTCGTTCAGTCTCGTTCTCGTCGGTTCCCCCGCACGAATCCTTATCGCCCCCGGCGTTGTTGCCGTTATCTGGAAAGTTGCCGTATGGGTTACAGGATCAACAGGTACAGTGGTTATGACGTCATCGGTATCGCTGTGATAGAAAGTTATCTCTGTAGTTCCGACAGGGACTTCGGCGGTTGCAACGGCGGTATCTGCGCCGTCAGCCCTGATAACAGGCTTATCCACAGAGAGGACAGCGGGTAAGACATCGTATAGCCATGTTCCTTCGGACTCCACGCAAAACACCTGAAAACCGTTACGCTCTAACCTCGCCATCACGCCATCACCAACCTGAAAACGACACCGTTACCACCATTACCGCCAGATGAACCCCCATTATACCCGTTGCCACCACGTCCACCAGCGGCGGAAATTGTCGATATAGAGATTTCTCTAGCAACAGCAATAACTATACCGCCGCCGCCACCACCACCGCCGCCAGCACGGCAATAAGTAGAAGAGGTGCCGCTCCCAGCATTTCCATCAATGCCGTCAGCTCTAATCGCTCCACTACCCTTGGTAGCGCGTGCGGCTATACACAGCACAAGTCCGCCTCCACTCCCCCCTGTGCCACCATAAGCGGAGAAACTAGAGTTACTACTACTTGCTCCTCCCCCACCTCCACCACCGCCCTGGTAGGTAAATAGCGTAGAAAGGTCAGGCGGTGCTGCAAGCAGGTATGCACTTGTCGCAGTAAGCCTCGATGGATCGCTGCTACCGCTCGGGCCTCCTATGGCTGTAGCACCCCCTGCTCCGCCCAAGGCGGAACTGTAGTAGCCTCCAGCTCCGCCAGGTGCGGCGAAACCGGCCCCGTTTTTGCCAGCGTTCCCGTTGGCAGTACCACTGATGATTGCCCCACTTCCTCCACTTGCCCCGCGACCTGATGCTGTCAGCAACCCATCGATAACGATGTCAGAACTCGACAGTATTACAATAGGTGACGCACTAACCGAGACCATAACACCGGAGGGTATGTACACGGAAGAAAATCGGTACACCCTGCCACCAGTCAAAGTGACATCGGCGCTTGGCGAAAACGTACCATCGACGCCGTCATTTACACAAATAAGCCCAGTCAACAACTTGTACCAGTCTGGAACAAAAGAAATGGGTAAAGTGGATGTCACCTGTACACTCATAAGCTCAACACCCCGTCTATAAAGATCGTTAGCGCACCAGCAATACCCTGGTGACCTTTCACACTTTCATTTGCGTAAATATGCACAGGCACACGAATATCGGCTGTGCCGCCAGCAGGAATGCACATGGAAACTAGTGGCATAGAATTATTCGACGTATCCACATGGGTCAAAGTCAAAGGTACCGTTGCTGTCGTGCCGTTAACTGCCCAAATGATCAAACCCTCATAGTCTTTTACCGCCGTAAATAAATTAGCATCAACTGTCCCAGGCTGGCCTTTGTAGAGACGGTCTTTTGCTGCCACCTAAATCCCCCCTAACCAGAAGATGACGTTTACCTTTTTAAGGTTTGCTGTATCATTTACCAACGTATTAACCGATGTATCCAGCGCAGCTACGGCCTTATCCAGTTCATCTGTCTTATTCTCGTTGTTATTCAAACGTTCCGCCGATATGCCCGGCGGCCCGTAGTTTACGTATGTCGTTTTCTGGTAGTCACCTAAGGCCATCTACATCACCTACCCCCTGGAGATCGTATCCGTCCGCCGGATAGTCCAGCTTTCAGTCGAACTTTTCTGCCTTGAATACAAAACACGGGCAATCATTATGCCCGTGTTTGCTGTGGCCGTAGCCTCCGCCCCGGCAAACCAGCCGATTTCTTCGCACTTGAAATTATTAGCTTCCGTGTCGGCGATGTAAAGCTCTGTATAGAGCTTCCCCGGCGTTACCGGGTCAGGATTTTGGCTCGTCACCTGCTTGCGGAATTGTTCAGCGACCAGTTGAGTTTGGCTGGGATCTGGTGCAGTAGTACCGTTACCCAGAGCGACGTATTTTATTTTGCCGTCGGTAATTGTTCCCCGCAGAATGTCGCGGATCATGTTCAGCCCGGCATCCGTGATCAGGTTCGGCCGGACTTCATCCCGCCAAAGTTCACGGCCCTGGGCGTCATGGGCTATGATTTCCCACTGACCAAGCCAGGATGTTATTGCTTTATCGTTCATCATGCTTTCCTCCTTACATTACATTGGATATAGGTCTTCCCGCGGGTAAAGATTTTCCGAGGGCAACAAACTGTATTGACTGACATCCAACTCATCGCTCCAGGCTGTGCTGTCACTTAATTCCACCGGCGGCGGTGAGGTGAAGGCCTCCGCCCAACCCACAACCTCTCCCACGGCCAACGGTGGCACCCTTGCCGCTGTTTCACCCCACCGCCACCATCCTGTTGCCTCCACTGGTGGCGGCAATTCGGCCACCTCCAGCCAGGCCCAGGGCTCTTCTTTTGCAATATATTTCTCCACCGGTCCTTCTTCGTCGCGCAACGTAGCCTTTTCCAGAGCAAACAACCGCTGCGCAAGGTCCTTCAGTATGTGCGACACGTCACGCTCCGGACTTTCAAGCTGCAGCTTGATGTCTACCCGGGCCTGGCCAGGGATGCTGTCGTATATAACCTCTTTAATTTCCAAGTAGGTATCAATATTCAGATCGGGAATTTGCACCAGGATATATTCACCTGGCTTGTACACGCCGGTGAACGGTTCAATGCTGCCTGTGATTACCGGCTGGCTGTATTTATACAGGTGTCGAAGGCCTAACTCCAGGGCCAGTTCCTTGTCGTCGGTGTCTACCCGGAGGATATCCTCAAAGACCCCGTACCGCTTCTGGCTTTCTGGTTCCTCCAGGAGAATTTTAATCGGGTATTCGTACCGGTAAGAAATCGTTCCAGTGCCGCTTGTGCACAAGTCGGGGATAAGCAACTTTTCAGAAGCATTCAGCAGAAAATCGTGTGTGCCGGGCTGGTCAATGTTCTGTAAACCGATTGTTTTTTGCTGGCCGTCCACGATTACCGTTACCGGATCCCGGGGGGAGTAGTGCAACGGTATCGGTTCTGTCCCCACGGTAATAGGCTGAGTATATATGTCAGACAGGGCCTTACCGCCTTTAACCCAGAGGCGATTCACCAGCTGCCGGCTGTCCGGGGTGAGTTTCGCGCTACCTTTCTTGTAGGTGCCGGGCTTCAGCACGTACTTGCTCAGCCGGCTGCCGGCCGGGAAAAAGTGTATAGCTACTACGGACACGTTCTCACCTTCTACCCTGGATATAGCGTTTCGGAAGGGTACAAATCTTCAGCCGGCCGCGGCGGGTAGAATATACGTTGCTGTACCGTTTCCTCCCACCCTATGCCTTCATCTGTCGCCAGGGCCGGCGGGACTAATTCCACCAGTTCGCTCCAGCCGGAGCCTTCGCCCTGGGGAATTTCCTCGGGTAGCGGTTCGGAAATAAACCACTCGTACCCGGCCAGCTTGCACAACTTTTCCATGCAGTCAAACAAAAATTCATCTCGGAAGCGAATAGTGATTACCTTGTCGCAGGGCACAATGCTGTCCCGGTTTATCCAGGGCATATATTTTGCGAAAAGGTCATTCACGATGTCGCTGATACGCCAGTTCTCATAGTTTTCCGTGACCACGATTTTCTGCGTCCGGCCGGTGTAACACATGCCGTCTATCTGTATTGCTTTCACCGGGCCGTCTACAGACTTAGCCGGGTTGAGCACCCACCCCCGGAAGATGTGATCGCCCTGGCTAATCCACACGTCACTGCCCACGGGAAAGGCGTCTATTAGTTCACCGGACACATCCGGCAACACTAAAGTAAATGACCCGGACCGCGTTGTCGCGGACAGGGTCACTGTGCAGCGATCGTAAACTTTAATCTCCCGGGGGTTACCGCCGGGAGGTGTGATGATGATTTTTGTACCCATCACCACACACCCCCGGTAGCCAGGCCGTATTTACTCGCAATGCGCCTGGATACAATGTCGGCGAATTCCTCCATGCCACGGCTGCCAACAATGGTACCGTGGTTTTCTATATGGATGTGGAGTTCACTGCGCAGAGGCTGCGGGGAAGCCAGAACAGTTAACCCCTTAACTGCTTCCAGCAGGGCATTTGTCATCATTGGCTGCAACTGAACGAGGGGTAATACCGCCTCCGGACCAGCTTCCCCTATAACTGCCGTAATTGCCTTTCTAACTATACCCCCGGATGCCATATAAGCGGGGGGATAATTGTAATTACCATGTTCATACTCATCTTCAGACCCGTAATAACGATACGCAGGCGCATTGCTAAATGGCCCATACCAACCAGGCCCCTGATAGCCATTTCTTGGATCTAGGTATGTTGTACCAGAATTAGAACCAGAATTACCAGTATCTGAACCAAAATCATTAGAGCCAGGTTCCGTTGTACCAATAAATTCACCAGTATCTGTGCGGAAGTACAGTTTAAGGCTAGGATCGGCATACGGATAGATATAAAACCATTCCCATCCTTCTTCCTGTGCTTTCTGGAGATATTCATAATAAGTATCCCAAAATCCTTCCAAGCTGCCACCTGCATTTACCCACAATTGTTCAGGTTCTGTGAGGGCCTGCGTAGGAGGATTGTAAATAGGGGGAGTGTAAATCGGTCTTGTAATGCTATCTATTGCGTCTTGTACAGCACTCTTACCGCTGTTAATTGCGTCTACAAGGCTCGATATAGCATCTTGCCCTATCCTACCGAATTCATTAGGTAAAGTGCTCAATGAGCTTATCATACTTTGCGAAATTCCTGACATTGCATTTTTGACGTTTACTTCCCCGTCTTTAATGCCAACCGCTAACCCTTCGGCAACATTCTGGCCTATTTCACGCATAACCCCGGAAGGCGAGGATATGCGGAACAAAGCCTTGATGTGTGATTTTATGCCTTCTATCCATCCCGTCACCTGACTGCGCAACCAGCCAGCCATATTTTGTATGCCTGACCAGAACCCCTCAACGAGATTCTTTCCCCAGGATATTGCATTTTGTGCCAGCTGCGAAAACGTACTTATGAGCCAGGATTTGATATTGTTCCAAACTTCCTGAGTCCTGGTTTGGATATTGCTCCAAACATTCGAAATAGTATCCTTTATCTGCTTAAATTTGGTGTTAACTTCATTTGCTATACTCTGGAAGAGCCCGGACAGGAACGTTTTAATGCTGTTCCAGGTTTCCTGAGTCTTGGTCTCAATGCTACTCCACGTGGTCGCCAACCAATCCCTGATCGACGTCCAGACGTTGGTAAAAGCGGTCTTGATGCTAGTAAGGGTATCGTTAAAGAATTTCTTTATGTCATTCCAAATCTTTTTCGTCTCATCTTCGATTTTAGACCATAAATCGGTGAGGAAATCTTTTATTGCATCCCAAATGGCTTCAGTTTTAGCCTTGATTTCGTCCCAGTTCTCTATCACCAGGGCCACCACAAGCCCTACCGGCCCGGTAATAGCAGCCAAAAGCAGCGGCCACCAGTCTACCAGGAATTGTTTGATTGCGTTCCAAATCTCCGAAGTTGCTGCCTGAATCGCAGTCCAGGCGTTGGTCACGGCCACCCTGACGGACTCAACCGCGGTGGCGATGCTGGCTTTAATGCCCTCCCAGACCGTAGTCAGCGCCGCCCACAACTCCTGCGTCTTGGCCTTCACCACGTCCCAGTGTGTGTACAACGCTACGCCGGCGGCAATCAAAGCGGTAATGGCCGTAATAACCAAGCCAATAGGGTTCGCCCGTAAAGCCGCGTTAAACAGTGTTTGTGCCGCAGCGGCTGCCCTGGCCACGGCGGTGTAGGTTTCTTTTGCAATAGTGACTGCTTTTACCGTCGCACTGTAAGCGGCCCAAGCTGCCGCCGTTACACCTATAACAGTCCCAATTGCAGTTAAGCCGTTCTGCACTGATAGAAGCGACGATGCAAATTCGGTCATTGTAGCTTTTGCCGCTCCGAAGTCTCCATTGATTACCTGCGCCACTGCACGAATTACCGGTTCAACAGCTCGTAGTGCGCCGACCAGCACCTGAGCAATGACCTGGCTGATCTGGTTCAGGACGTTTAAGAACACCGGCCATACCGTGCTGTTTGCCTGTGCTACGGCGGCAAATACCGGCTCCAGGGCCATCTTTAGGTCAGCCCATATCTTGGTTAGTACCGGACCAACTGTCTCCCAATTCTGTTTGATAACCAACGCAGCAATGCCAAAAGCTGTCAGCATCGGGTTAAGTCGCACAAAGTTGACCACCATACCTGGCAATGACCGTGCAAAGGTAAGCATAGCAGGACCAAGGCCAGCGATAACGCTGGGCAGGCCGAATATGGCGTTTCTAAACAGTTCCAGCTGTGTCCTGAGTGCTACCACTTGGGGCGAAAGAACCGCTATGCCCCCGGTAGACATCGCCACGATTGACTGTGCCAAACCATGGAAGAGCGCCCGATGCTGGATGAGAAGACCGGCCACCGGGCTGGCGGCGGCTACGAAACCGACAGTGGCAGTAGTAGCCATACCCAGGTAGCCAATGAAAGATGCTATCCCTGGATTGTTACGCAAAAACTCGGTGGCAGCCTGGGTCGCGTTTTTAAATCCATCAGCAATTTTGGTTAGTGTCGGTTCTACGGCCTGGTATAGTTCAACCAGTACCGCCTTCGCCCCGCGCAACGCCTCGCCAAACCGCCCCATGGCTCCCTTGTCAAGCGCCGCGTTCATCTGCTCAAATGCGCGGGCACCCTCGGTACCGGCGGCAGTGAGGTTCTTCCACTCGCTTCTGTGGGTAATAACGTCTTCTGTAGCCTTTTCGATGTCGCCCTGGTACTTCTTCAGGGCCAGAGTCATGATGTCCGCGGCCTGCTGCTGTTCCACGCCCAGTTTCTTCATCACCAGGCGCACGCTATCTATAGCCTGGGTCGGTTTTACTCCCCATGCATCGGCAAAGGCAAAGGCCATTTCGGCTGATTGCCGCAGGGTCTCTTTGCCCTCGTTATACTGGTTTACAAGGTGCGAAAATACTTCGCCAACTTCGCCGTACTTCTTACCGGTGGTTGTCGCCGTGTCAACCATCAGATCCTTAAATTCGCCCATGGTGGCATTAGATTCCAGGGTTTGCGCCTGGAATCTGTTCCAGGCATTCTCTGCCTCCGAAGAAAATTTGGCAACAGCCACGTTTACGCCAGCCATCGCAACGGCAGCCATGCCGGCGTACATGCCGATCTGCTGGTATATCATCGGCAACTGCGCTATTTTTGCCTTTTGGGCGGCAGTGGTATCGGCTGCGCCCACGATTTTCTTCGCGGCGCCGTCGATGATTTCATAGGTTTTATTGGCTACGGCGGCAAGGTCCTGGTTAATAAAGCCGGCGATCTGCGCCTTTGCCCTGGCTACCTGGTCGGTGATAGGCTTAACAAAGACGTCCTTACCGAAAATTTTCTGGACTTCGTAGCCGAAGGCTTCTGCAAATTTCTTAATCGGCTCAGCATCGGCAAGCTGCTGCTTATAACGTGCCAGGGCTGCTTCGGCCTTTTTGATTTCGTCTACAAGTTCGTCAGCCCGGCCGCTCTCCTTCATCTGCTTCAGGGCCTTCTCCGTAAGGGCTATTTCTTCTTTCAACCTTGTCATCCGGACATTTGCCAGGTTGTAGAGCTGGGCCTCAAGGGCTTTCGCCTCGGCCTTTGTCTGGCCGAAGCCGAGGCGCGATAATTCGGCCCTGGTTTGCCGGATGGAACTCTCTAACTGGCTGAAGGCATGTGTGACCTGTACGGGGTTCGCGGCTTCAGCGAAACGCTTGAAAGCAACTTCCGAATTCGCCAGGCGGGTGTTCATGTTTTGGATAACTTTTTCGGTACCCTGCAATGCCGCCTGGGCAGCGGCCAGGCTGCGCCGGAATTCCCGGTCATCAAGAGCCATCCTTGCGTAAAGTTCGCCAACTTGCATGTTCCCACCCGCCTTAGAGAATTTGGTCAATATAGCCCTGCTTGACGTTTTTCTGCTTCTCGGTTACGTTAGCCACTATAACGTAATCCCAGAACATTTCCAGATCAGTATCGTCGATATCATTAGGTGTCCAGCCGAAACTACGCGACAACTCCAAAAAATAATAAATTACGAGCTGGTAGCCGGACAGGTTTACCCTGTCGGCTTCTGTGCGTTTGGGAGCTGGTTAATCTTCATCGTTACAATTTGACCTATCCAGGACGATATCTCGTTAAAAATTGGCAGGAAATCTTCCAGGCCGAGGTTTTCCTCAATTGCCTGCGGTGTTACGTCTGGATGATTAAACGCCTCGGCTATCAGCCGCAGCATTTCGTCCAATGCCTGCTGTGTGTCCATTTTGTCCCGCACTTCCTGGAATTTTACAAACTGCCGCCACATTTTAACTTTAGGGCTCGGAGCTGTGTAAGTTTTACCGTTCAAGGTGATAGTCGGTGCGTTCATTTGATCTACCTCCCGAGATTATATGGGGCGGCTTTTATGCCGCCCCGGTAATCAAGTTTAAGCCGTAGTAAAGTTGATCACATACGGGCTGGCCAGGGCGTTGCCCGCCAGGTCCTTGACGTTCGTTGTAACCACGAAAATGTACTGCGTAGCAGCCGCCAGGTTGGCCGCCGGGTCGAAGGTGACTACAGTGTGGTCTGCATTGAGCGACAGGGTACCGGCTACCGGCGCACCGTCGGCCGTCATCAAAATGAAGTTGGCCGGCGTGACGGTGCTGGCCTGAATGGCCTCGCTGAAGGTTATCACGATGTTGGCGCTGACGGACACGCCGGTAGCCGCATCAGCCGGGGTGCTGGACAGCACGGTTGGAGGTGTGGTGTCAGCGGCGCCTTCCACGGCAGCGAACCAGTTAGCGCCGATACTCGGCACGTAATCCGGATGGTCCTCGTCCGCCTGCTTAATCCAGGCATCATCGAAAATGCGCTTCAGGAAAATACCCTCAATCTTCGGGGTTTGAAAGTTTACTTTGTCGTCCTTTGTTTTGTGTTCCAGCTTGGGAAGCTGGAATTTGCCTTTGAGCAGCCAAACGTACCGATATTTTCCGTTTGTCTTTAAGGATTTGAAGCCAATTGCGACATAAGGTGCCGTATCGGTGGATTTCCGTACCATTACACCGCCAGAAATAGTATGACCAAGTAGTGCGGCCTGTACTTCCAGTGGCAGGTCCTTAACTTCGAGGCTAAGTTTGATTTCCCCCATGTTGCTGAAGGTTTCCGCAGGCCCATCGTCCGCGAAAAGAGTACCACTGGAAGGATTAGGGTCAATGTCGGCGGTTATCACCCCGGGGATGGCCACGGGCGCCTGATAGGTCACACCTGTTTCGTCGTCTTTGGTAAGGATTGCGTAATGTAAGTCACGTAAACCAACTTGAACTCCAGCCATTTGGCATTCCTCCTTAATCTCTTGTGGTTGCTACCGCCAAATTAAACACAAAAACCGTCCGCCCGCTGGCGTCGGTTTCAAGTTTGAACGGCGTTTGCAGGGCCTGGATTATGGCCACACGGTCTGGTGTAAGCTGTACCCCTTCGCCCCGGGTATCAGCCCGGTCCAGCAGGTTGAATATGGCCCATGCCTTTGCCCGGGCGGTAGCGTAACTTTTATTGCGTACCAGAACCTGTACCCGCCGGTCAAGGGCATCAACGCCGGTGGTAGTCGGTAGACCGGCATATTCAAAAATACTGATCAGATTGTCAGGTTGGTCTGGCCGGGTGTCCAAAAAAATATCCGTCCCTATGGCTGCGGCCTGGGAGTTGGCAATGAGATACAATGCAATGTCCCTGGTTAGTTCAGCAATTTATACCACCCCCTACGGCGTATTTCGCAAGGCAGCCCGCACCCGCTCTTCTACCAACCGGGTGACGGCAGGTAGATTGCGGTTAAACGGATCCTCCAGGTACTTGGCCTTGCCTCCCCGGGGGTGGTTAAAGTCCAAGCGTTCATGCTGGACAACGGCATACGGTGTGTTGAATGAAATGTATACCGCCCACTCAGCGGGCGCGTCGGTCACGGTCCCGGACCGGCGCAGGGTACCGGTATCAATCGGCGTCTCGTCGATAGCTTCGGTCAGGATATGCTCTGCCCCGTCATGCAGGGCCTGCAGTGCCGCCTCGCGGGCTATTTTCGTTGCCAGCTCACCACGCCAGGTAAAGCTTCCTACCTCTTTCGGCATCAGCAGGCCACCTCCCGGAAAAGTATGCTTCCATCCAACATGGTCGCATCCAGGACAGAGATCACCGGCCACTCCCGGCCGGCATATACAAGTGTATCCCCAGGCTGGACAGGTTCGGTGGTGTATACCAGGCTTTCACTGACCACTTCCTGCCCCTGCCGGTCGCGGACCAAGCGGCGCTTTGAGATCCAGCGGACCTGGATTTCCTTTTCTTCTACCACAGGTTCGCCGTATTCGTTGGTTCCGGTGGTGCGCCGCCAGATGGCCCGGTGACAAAGGTATAACTCAATCATACGATAGCCACGCTCCCCGCCAGCCAGGGCCGCAGCAACTCCCTGGCCTCCTGGCTCAACAGGCCCCGGCCAGCGCCCGGGCGGTACTGCTCGTTCAGACCACTGGGGCCGCCGATACTGAAAACGGTCACGCCTTCCTGCTGGAGTTTCCGGCGCTGGCTGTTGCCCCGTTCCAGTAAGGCCAGGGCCTCTTCGCAACAGGCATCCTTCACGGCTTGGGGAACTTCGATATCCGGGTAGCGTGGGAAGGCCAGAGCCTGGGCAGGGTCGGTTTTGCGTCCGGCGATTGGTTGCCGGTCAATGGCCCGGGTGGCCATCTCCAGAGCTTTTATTTTGTCCGGATCTGCAGCATTAGCCCAGGCGTCAGAGAAAAGACGGGCCGAAAAGTAGGCCTGGGCCTCTTCCAGTGTCACGTAGGCGGGCATGATTAGTCACCGCCTTTTTTCTTACCTTTCTTTGGCTCAACAGGTTCCGGTTCTTCTGCCGGTTCCTGTACCCCTGCCGGTGCGGCTGCCTGCGGTTCCGGTTCTTCTGCCTGAGCGGAGGGGGTTTGCTGTAGCTCCTGTTCTCTTTGCCGTTCTTCTTCCGCTTTTCTAGCCAGTTCACGCCGGCGCCGGTTGAATGCGGTTACACTCATTTAAACCACCAGCTTTCCCAGTATTTCACGTGAAATATTTGTTGAGGCGGGCTAAAACCCGCCTCCTTTTAAATCTTGTGGATAAACGCAACAATCCGGATGGCCTTGTTCTCGTACACCCTGGTCCAGTTAGCACCGTTCTCCAACTCCGCGTTCGTCGGGCTGGAGCCGGCAGGAGTGCCCACCCACTTGACACCCCTGGGGTGCAGGATGAACGTCCGCCGGTTAATCAGGTAGTCCTCACCGGCCAGGGTGTCCCGATCGGTCTCAGTCGGGACGAAACCTACAGGATTACCCTCACCGTAAGCAATAGCACCTTCGCCGAAGATGTAAGTAGTGTAAATACCATTCACGGTATCTACAGGGCAGCCATCGTCAACAATAACCCGCTTACCCATATAAGTCGGCACCTGCGGGCTGGCGGTGGACGGCTGGATGTACTGGATCAGGTTCTGCTTTGCCAGGGCCGCCTCTACAGCAGAGTGCATGACCACGGCAGTAAGCTGGTCTTTGGCATCACCCAGGAGCTGGACCGCATCAATGAAGCTGGAAGCAGAAATCTTCTCAGCCCCGCCAGTCAGGCCAGAGATGTCGAGCTTGTTGCCGGCCATGCTGGCAGAAGCAAATACACCTTTGAGAATCGAAATCAGCGTAGCCTGGTACCGCCGCGCCCAGTAACCGGCCACCAGGTCTCCGATTACCCGCATCGGGTCGTCGCCGGCAAGGTTGGCCGCTAGGTCGTTAGCACCCCAGGCTTTACCCCGGCGCAGGATTACAGCCACGTCCTGGCCGGTGCCAATCTTATCGGGGGTAAGGGCTGTACTGTCGGACAGTACCTCATCCGCTCCAGTCAGGTCAGTCCAGTAAGGCATATTGATGGTCTTGGCTCCAGAGCTGGCCAGCCGATCAAATTCTGCGGTCCTCTGAGCAATTCCGCTCTGAAAAATAGCGGCCAATTCCATCGTCCGCTGAACAACGTAAGGGTTGAATACTTCAGGTACGATTACGTCCGCAATCTTAGTAACAGCCATCGTCCATCATCCTCCTTAGATTTTCACCCCCGCTTCGGCCATAAGCCTTTGAGCCAAAGCAGGATTTTCTTTGAGAATTTTGGCCTGCATCGTGAGGTTAAAGGTTTCCTTTTTCCAGGGATTCTGCATCCCTCCGGTGTTTGGCGGGTTTGTGCCGCTCCCCACCGTTTTCCCAGCAGCACCAATCAGCTTCTTCAGCTCCCCGGCGTCCTGCCGTATCTCCTCTTCCGTGGTACCGAAAATGCGGCTGGCCCACGCCTTCAGAAGCCCCATTTCGTCTAAAACCTTGAGCTTCAGGCTTTCCAGCCGGGCCTCTTGGAGCTGGAGTTCAAGCTCTAGCTGCCGCCGTTCTGCTTCGGCCAGCTTGACCTGGAGTTTTTCGGTCTCGCTCATCTGGGCCTCCTTCAGCTTCTTAAGCTCCTCAGCCGCTTTTTTCAGTTCGTCGTAGTCCTTATATTTCTCCCGTTCACGCTTTAGGCGTTCAGCTAAGATGCGCTCAAGCTCCTCCTGCGTGAACGTCTTTGGTGGTTCCGGCGGGTTCTGGTTGCCACCCTGGCCGCCGTTGCCAGGGTTCTGTTCTGGATTTTGATTGGGATTTTGATTGTTGTTGTCAGCCATCAGTAGTTATCCTCCTTCCGGGTTTTTGCCGGGTTCCCGTACCCGTGATTATTCACAGTAAGGGCAAAGAGCCACATAGTGACAGTCGCCCTTTGCGGCCTCCAACAAGCCAAGCTTTTCGATGTAACTCAGCTCGGCCCAAGCTATCTCAAATGTGCCGTCCCTGTTCTTGATGCACAGCACAAGGCCCTCAATCTCGCCTTGCTCGAATTTCCTGTTCAGTCGGTCAATTGCTTCCCCAACGCTGCCCAGGCGCACTACCTTGCTCATTACTTCTCTCCCGCCAACTGCTTAAGGCTCTCAGGCGGTCCCATCTTTGCCTCACGATATAGCCGAATGAGTTTTCGGGCAGCCTTTCTTTTTACATCAATCGGTGCGTCTACACCGCCCATTCCGCCTGCCAATACCTGAGCTGCTGATATCATCCCGTTTTTATTGTATTTCCCATTAGGCTCCTTAACGAGCAGTTTGCACTTGCTGGCTACTTTCTCTTCGCCAGGCGGGTTAAGGTCAATAAGACAGGCGGCACAGTATTTTTCGACACTGCCGTAAGCTTCTACAGTTTTTGAGATTTCTCCCCACGACCGATTGCTAAACTCAGCCACCAGCCATCACCTCTTTTTTCTTTTAGACAGTTGCAGGTTTCAAAAATTACCTGGCAAATAGTTAGTAACAGGGGTGGTTTTATGGATTGGATTGACCCAAACTGGACCTTAGCCAACGACAAGCTGTCAGTCCACGTCGGCATCAATACCCGCCTGTGGCTGTGCCGCAAACAGGGCCTGATCCCCGTCTGCATCCTCCTGGGGAAGGAACATACCCGCCTGTTTATGAAGGAACGGGGTTGGAAAGTAATCCCCAAAGGCCAGCATTACTACTCCCGCCGCTGCATCCCCATTATTTTCAATGTGCCCGGGCTGTACGGCATCGCGGTGGAAGCTATCCCGAAGCCGCCAAAGCGGGCAAGTAAAGGCCGTAAGCGTGCCGGCAGTTCGGGTGAAACAAGCCCGCATCTTTAGCCTGTTGCAGTGTTGGATATCCCGGTGTCCTCCCGGTAAGGCTTAATATCTTGCCCTGCCATGGCTGACACTTCTCGCAGGCCCCCCGGTGCGTGCTCACCTTGACCAGGTCATGACCGTGCTCCAACAGCCGGTTCGCCGTGCCCTGCAGGTGCGCCTCCATCGTGGTAGTGCGGGCCACCATGTTAGCATAGGTTCTCATGTTCCACTCCCTGTTGGCCGCGTCCTTAAACCCCGTAACACCTCGCTCTGCCAGCATCTCCCGGTACTGCTTCGCTACCTGCTGCCAGGTTTTGTAGCCGATAACACTGCCTCGAACGGCCTCAAGGGCCAGGGTTCGGTATATATCGTCAACCCGGCGGCCAATAGTAAGAACCACATCGTCAAAGCGGTTGTAAGCTGTTTCAGCCAGCACCTGGACAGCCTGCTGGTGAATGGCACCGAATCCGACCACAACCTGGCCAATAGCTATAATCTGAGTATCAACTGCCTGGGTGCTGGCCACGTAAACCCGGGGGATGGCCTCCTCACACCACTGCCTGGAGCCGTTGCGCAGGTCTTCCAAAATAGCCCGCACGTTAGCAAGCATAGCCTGCAGATACTCGATTTTATTGCCACGTAACAATGCCCGGTTAATCTCGTTTAAGATTTCCCGCTCGGCTTCGGTATAAAGCTGCACCAGCCGGGCCACTTCGTCATCGCTGAAACGGACCAGCCTTTCATCCGGCCCCCGGGCCATTATTCACCACCGCCCTGGCCTGCGGCGGCAGGCAGTGTTATCCTGGGCGGCTGCGGCGCCGTTTGTTGCTGCTTGCCCCTTATGCGTTCGACCTCCTGTTGCAGGGCCTCGCCTTCCAGACCGTCCAACCGCTTCAAAGAGCTTTCCAAGCTGCTAAGGCCTGCAGTGTATCTCTGCACTTCATTTTCTACTGCCTCTTTATCATCCTGCGGTAAGCCATCCTGCCACGTGATGTGGATGTTTTCCAGCTTCACCGCTCCCGGCATCCCCTGGGCCACCTCCAGGGCCGAGGCCAGCTGCAGGACCTTCTTCAGTGCCGGGTCAAACCTCATGCGGATCCGGTTTGTTTTTGCCAGCGGCGCCATCATCAGCCGGCGCAAGGCTGAACCACTTTCAGCCAATCCCGATTTAAGCTGCCCAAAGGCCGCGGCGCTGGTTTCGCTCAGGATGTAAAGCTGCTCCATCAGGAGTTCAATCTGCCGGAAAGCCGCCTCCAACTGGCCGTCCCATGTGACGTAGCCCGGGGGTTCCTCTCCTTGCCCAACCGGGAAATATTTGCCGCCTCCCCGGAATGTCCATTCGCCCGTCTTGGGGTCTTGCTCCAGGGCTGTATCCGGGCCGTACATGTTCGGGTCGGCGTGCTTATCGAGGATGCGGCTTATCTGAGCTACCCGAATTTCTAACTCCTGAATGATGCTGTCCAGGTCGCTGTAGTCATCCAGACCGGTAATACGGTCGGTGGTGAGGATGTTGTTCACCGGGATTACCAGGAAGTCGTCAACGCCGGTCTCCTGCTCTTCCCGCTCCTGCTCGGCGGCTATCATCCCATCCCGGAGCAGGTAGGTGGCGGTAGTTATCTTGCCACGTTCATGGATTTCCGCCTTGAGATAGGTCTGCTTTCGAGTACCGAAAAGACCTTTCTCCTCCACGTCGTAGGTATAGGCCAGTACGTGGGCCACAATCTCCTTTACATTGTCGGGCTTGACCACCGGGAACCACACTGCAGGCTGCTGGGCCTCGATTATCCCCCGCTTGTCGAAGCGCACCTTGAAGATGCCCGTGCCGTAGCGGGAAACGTCCAGGGCCACCTCATAGGCCACGTTAATGAGGTCATTGTCCCGGACAAGCCGTTCAACCGCCTGCTGCTCCGGCGTGTTTTTGTCGCCCGCCGAGATGCGCGGCGGCTCGCCCAAAAGCAGGTCGGCCCAAAGTGTACTGAGCCGCTTGTGCCAGTTGAGGATGATCTCCAGCGTGGCCTGCTGGTCTTCCCGCAACAGCCGCACCCAGTCTTTAAAAACCTGGTCGTGCTTGCCCTCGAACAGCTTGCGGTTGTTGTCGTACAGTGTTAACCGCTCCACCTCAGTGGGCGGCGGCCAGGCTTTGCCGGGTTGTAGAAAGTTCATGTCTGTAAGCAACTACATCACCAGCCTTTTGGCTTCGATACCGGACCGGTTCTTGCTCGCCGGAAGTGGCTGTATAAAGCGTATCTGTTCCGGTCCATAGCATGGTCGTTCTGTTTCAAAGGCTTGTCTTCGCCCCTTAACTGCGCTTTCGGGTCCCATACGTAGGAGTTAAACTCCTTAATCGTATGCTTGCAGTTCGGGCTAACAAAAAACCGCTCCTGGGTGTTGATTGTCAATAGAATTGACCCACTATGTGCAAATAAAATTGACCCACTGGAGAACAAAAATAACCAGCATTGATCCCCCTGATGAGACGAAAATTTTGCCTGGCTCGCTTCGCTCGGCCTTG